AAACCAATTGGTAGAAACTAAAAAAGCAATCGATGAAATGACTGCTGTATCTCTACCAATGTCGAAAGAGAACATGAATAAAAAAATAAAATTACTTCAACAGCTTCTCGATTCGACTCTACCAAAACTATCAAATTTGGTCCAGCAAACCATAAATGAACAAACAGCATAGGAGTATACAATGGAAGATAAAAAAGTTATTGAACTAAAAAAAAATGATCGTGACCTCTTGGTATTTAGTTCGCCAAGAGAAGCTACTGAATCTTTACTTACTGAACTGAATGCATTGCCGAATGTAGATGTCAGAAAGCTAAAGCTAGAAAGTGAGTTGATAAGTGATGGTGTCGATCTATCAACAGCACTCAAAGCGACAGCAATCATTGATAAATATATGGAACCAATGACCACAAAACAAATACAAAATCAAACAAACAAATGGGTATATCTATTCTACAAACCCTATAACTCAACAATGGAAGAAGTGAATGCAAGACTCGATGCAATACAAATGCAACTATCTACCTTGCCAGCCGATTGTGTAAACTTTGCTTTGAACAGAAGCATCCGTATGTACAAAATATTTCCATCGTTCAATGATCTGTATCTGCTGATGAAAGAGCATGTAGAAAGGAGAGAAATACTTCAGCAAACATTTCAAAAAGTTATTGCAAAGTTGCAGTAACGCTACTATATTAGCCATATAAAAAAGGAGAAAGCTATGGATAGAACCAAAAGTATTGGCGGCAGTGATGTCACCAGATTATTTTCAAATCAAGAAGATGCATGGCAAAAGCTATGGGAAGAGAAGACCGGAAGACGACAGCCTGATGATCTATCAGATATATTCCATGTCCAGCTTGGCGTCGCAACAGAAGCATTCAACATCGGATGGTTCAAAAAAATGTATCAAGATGATCTTGAGATCAAACGTATCGAAATACAGCATGAGATCAATGCACCAGCAATGGCATCTGATTCCAAAGACGTTCCTCTCAGATCAACTCTCGATGGACTGGTCAGTCACAAAGATGGATGGAGTGTACTCGAGTGCAAGCATACCAACAGCTTTACCAACATTGATAAGCAAGCAGAACTATACATGCCACAGTTACAATTCTATCTGCACATGGCAAAGAAGTTCTACATTGGTGGTCATGATATTATTGATGGCATTTACTTTGCTAATATCTTTGGAAACTCAAAATGGGAATGCATACACATCACATATAATCCACAGTATGCACAAGAGATAATGGATAGGGTAGTACGCTTCTGGAAGTTTGTTACTGATGACCAGCCTCCACAAAAAAGAATGCCTGATCCACCACAGATCAAAGGCATTCTTTTTGATAGGAAGAAGAAGGAAGACATGACACAAAGTAATTCTTTTACAAATGCTTCTCAGTTGTATGTTTCAACTTTGCCTTCAGTAAAAATAAATGAAGAGGCAAAGAAAGATTTACTCAATCATGTCCAACCAAATCATGCCGAATTATTCAATGATTTGATTTCAATCAATGTGTCCAAGACTGGCAGACGCACAATTAAAATAAAGGAGAAAGCTAATGGCAAAGCATAAAGATATATATACAGCATTATTTGAATGTAAGTTCGATACCATATCAACGGAAGGACAGAACGCAAGATTTGCAAGCACTAAAGGTGGTGGCAAATATATGAAGGTCGAGGACATATTGCAATCTGTTGTACCAATTCTAAGAGAACAAGGCATTATCGTTATTGGTAGAATGAAAAACCAAGACAGCATGCCAGTTCTTTGTATCGAGCTTCGTCATATTGAATCTGGTACATCAATCGAAAGCGAATCTGTTTGTGTTGATGATACCAAAAATGGATCACAACAGATAGGATCAGGCATTACTTATATGACTAGGTATATGCTTCAAAGACTTCTGAATCTTGCTCCAGACGCAAGTACAGATGATGATGGAAATGACTCAAGTTCCAAAAACAAAAAGTCTGGATTTACCCCAAAACGTAATCAAGGAGAATGGTAAACATGGAGTACGATAACACAAATACTGGTGCAGTATGGCAAGCACCTAACGCAAAGCTAGTTGGTACTGGCACTCTAAATGATGATGGCAAGGAGAATAGGATCTGCATTGTCAAAGAGCAACAGAAAGATGGCAAAGATGTACGAGATATCTACATCAAAGTCGGCAGAATGTGGGATAATGATAACACAAAAGAAAATGCACCAGCTCTTACTGGTCAAATAGACTTATCATCAGGCGATAAACGTATTGCCGCTTGGATAAAGACAACGGATAATGGATCAATGCTTTCGCTAAACATTAGTGAAAAACAAGTTGACAATGATTTATCTGAGGATGATATTCCTTTTTAGGGTCTGCTTTCTCCAAATGTAACCCTAAATGAGTTAGGGAGGGTTAATACTGCTTGCCTCCCTCCCTAGCACATAACAGAAAGCAAGAACCCATGATAGAAAAAATGACACACACTATCATTCTCATGCTTACACTAGACCTCGAGTCAGCAAGAGAATGTGAAAGACTAAGCCAGCAAGTATATAATGAGAATAGATGTTTCGAATCATATAACATCTATACAAACATACCACCTCGCAAACCAAATAACTTTGATGATATTATTGCTCTATACATAGAAAGGACAAACGTATGGAAATTAAGAAAATAGATATAGAAACACTCAAACTAAAAGCAGTAAAGCCAGATATGAATCAACGCAATACAAGAGTATTTAAAAAGAAAACTGTAGATTTAATGAAAAAACTTGCTCAAGAAAAAACAAAACTTGTAGGTAAATAAATACCTATTAATTAACCCACGACAAAAGGAGAAATCTATGCCTAAAGAAAAAAATATATACGAATCTTTCGACAACATTTTTTATCCAGCCACAGAAAGAGATAAGTTTCGAGAGATAATCAGACAAGAAGTACGAGAAGCTGTCGCCGATATTCTAATCAAGCCCTCAGAAGAAAAAAAATGGAGAGAATATTACAAAGGTGCATTGAAAATTTGGTCAAAAGAAAAATAGTTATCAACCTTATCAGGGTTATCAAGGGGATATAGTAGTTTCCCACAAGTATTTTAACCACAACTCTGGCGGCCCATCATAATCATCAAAGTCAAAAGCTAACTGACTAGGTGTGCAATTGGAAGTGAGGTCCATCGATGAAGGGTCTTCTCGATTCTTTTCTTCTTGTGTCGATGTAGTCATTCATCAAATCCTCTGCACTATCCGGTGACATTGTTAGTAACTTGTGCCATGCCGCACCCCAAACCAAATCAACACCAACTTCTTTGCCAGCCTTTCGCATAGCATCAGCTATATTATCATAATCCACAATATCCCAAGATGGATTACTGCCATCATAAGCCATAAGGTCAACAGCGTGTGCATAACCATCCTCTTGTAACAAATGTTTACTAGCCATAGTCTGTGATTTGCCAGACTCATACAATTTCTTCTGAGTTTCTAGGTCACGAACACCATAGATAACTCCAAAGTCTACATCCGTATACTCAATCGCCTTCTTAACAACCTTAACAAGATCAGGATGTACTCCATCCAGTCTATCCAGCGACCGTTGTGATAATTTAAATGCCATATTTTCTCTCCTAAAGTTTCTAATATCCCAATCCCTATGTATGCGAAGATTCTCACGTCGTTTATCCCAATTATTTCCCATTCTTTCGTAACCCAAAGAATTTGGTCACAGAACGTACTCCAAAGCTGGCGGCTACAATACAACCTAAAGTTACCTGATACCACTCAGGCATCGTTTCTAAGGCAATAAAGCCCTGTTCTACTATGTTTCTACCCCACGAACCACAAAAGCATAAGATAAGAGGTATGCTAAACAAAATTACAAGATATTCGTCCTTCCAGCTAGACTGCGAACCTTTCATCGCCTCAAGATCCCAGTCAATATCACCAGTCAATTGTTTCTTTTTTATCTCCAGGTTAAGTTTTTGTGATTCTGCTTTGGATTCTATCCAAGTAGAAGCCATGCCACCAACCATTTGCAATGCTTTAAATAACATTATGCACCTTTATCTTTTAATTTACCCTTAATTAACTGCCACAATGCTTCTTTCTTTTCAGTTTTTGTAGGAAGGAATCTAAATCCAGTTATTTTTCTTGCTCCAGTATCATGCTTTATAAGAAGATCCTTATCTCTTTTCAAAGCAGACTCATATAAATTAACACTAACTCTATTTTGAAATGCTTTCATTTGTCTTTGACTAGCGCTATCAGTCTTTGGACTTTTCTTTAATGACTTTATCATTGCATTTTTATTTTTTCTTTTGATATTTAAATACAATTCATTTGCTTCAATAGAATTATTTACAAGAGGAAGTTTCTTTTTTTGCCCACCAATATAAAACTTTCTATAAGTTCTAAATTGCTCTCCACCTTTTTTCAAATCTTTGTATGCTTCAGCCATTAGATTCCTTTCCTAACCAGATAGCAAATGCTCCAGTCATAGCACCTGTCACAACGGACACTAAGCCAGCCTGTTGAGTGGTAAGGTCAGGCTGACTTAACGCCCACTCGATACACCTAATGTAAACACAGGTCATAGCTAGCATCATCAAGCGTGGGAGGATTCGCCACTTGTCTAATGTTTCT